AGGACTGGCCGTCCAACTCTTTTAACACTTTGGCGATGTTTTCCGCCTTGTCGTCAATTACTTCGTCGATACTGTCTAATGTATCTTTTAAAGTGCCGTCATCCAGTGATTCCGCCATCTCTAGGACTCTCAAATAAGAGTTGGTTAGATCGTATAGCGTTGCCATGTTTTAGTTCCTCCTTTAGTTTTCCGATGATGATTTCTAGTGCGACAATCAGCTCCTCGGAATCGATTTCAACGCTGTCTTGCGCTGCATCTAATAGCTGTTCTGTTTTTGGATTGTCGGACGTTTGATAGATTGAGACATTGCCATTTGGCAGAAACTCAAAGACCAGATTTCCGGCTACGGATATGTTTCCGAGCTTCGCCTCGTCCGATAAGACAAGCTGGCAAAAATTGTCAGTTTTTAGTTTCATGTGGTATCATCACCTTAATAGATATTTTCTTACTGACTCAATGCTTGCTGGCGGAGTCAGTTTTTTAATGTAATCCAAACTAATTACCGTGCGCTCACCGTCAAACTCAACTACCGCACTACACTTTAGCTTGCGGATTACGGTGCCGACGATATTGTCGTAAATCAGTACCGTGTCACCATCTTCCACGTCACTGTCGATGGACTGCCGAGCGGCCGATGTTTTTAAGTTGCGGGTAAAGCCAACCATCTCGGTTACTCTCCCGATTCCAGTATGTCGTATCATTGGTTTCCCCCTTTCGCCTTGCCGATAGCATAACTTCCGCCAATGGCTACTGGCGCCCATGTTAAAATCAGCGCTGCATTTAGTGATTGGGTAGCCAAGAATGCTATCACCGTGCCAAATATTGCCAAGCTTGCCATCACTACGATGGCATCAAATGCTTTTTTCAATCCTTATTCCTCCTCTCGGATATCATTGCCAAACAAGCGAGTATGGCGACTATCAAACCGCCGACTAGCCAGTACATAGTGATTCCTCCTCAATCGGCTCAAACTCCACCTTACCGCCATTCAAGCCGTTCAAAATTCGGCAATAGATTTCTGGTGGAATACAGACACTTTCGAGTAGCTCGCCTGTCTGCTCATTGGCTTTGATAGGCGTTCCGTCTTTGCGGTAAACCTTTACTGTGATTTCCATGATTAGGCCTCATTTTCAAAAAGAGTTTCAATTGTTGGGTAAACGTCGTGTTTTTTCAAAAATTGATAAATAAAAATGTGCCCTTTTTGCGTCCACTTAGTGTTTGGCTTCATCTGACTACTGCCTTTCCACAATTTCATTTCCGTGTGCGTATAGCCTTCGTTTTGATAATCAGCATAAAGTAACCAAACATCGCCTTGTTTGTACTGGACTTTTAAATCATGAAGCAATTGGTTCATTTTGTTTCCGCTCATCCCATAATTCTTGGCGATTACGCTAATTGGTAATAAGCTCGGATTGGCTAAGATTGTGTCGTAATAATCAGCTTTTGGTTGCAACTCTTTTACTTGTTGTTCTGCGATTAAACGTTTTGTGCGCTCCTCTTTTAATCTGGAAGCCACTTCGATTAGTAAGTCCGGGTTATCAAGTAGTTCTTCTTTTGCGTACATTCCGTGTTTTCGGATTGTTGGCAATACGTCTGACGTTACCCAGCGCTTGAATTTCCTAGCTGATGGGAGTTTGGATTTTAGGATTAAGCTGTATAGACCGGATTCGTTGATGATTGTCATATTACGGTTTTGTCCTGATGCACTAATTTGGTGCGTCAGCATATCTTCTTCGTCAACATGGCGATTCACATCTCGACTACCGTTTTGGTACCCCAGCACTTCCGCCACATCTTTACCTACAAAATATGGTTCATCATTTACTAAGATTGTTCGAACTTCGTTTTGTTCAAAATTAAAAATTTGTGGTTTGTTCATTGTTTAACCTCCTTTTTATTGTGTCTTTTAGGACACCAATTCTTCAAAAAAAATATCATACATTTCTTTTTCGCTGTATTGCATAATGTCTGAAATAACCTTAATTTCAGATGCGTTAAATTCGGACTCACTTCTCAACTTTTTATAAATAGTTGATTTAGTAATGCTAACACCTCTTTCAGCCATTTGATTAAGTAACCACTCGATATTGTGACCTTGCATTTTTAACTGACCTAGAAATACGTTCGATTTCATTTTCTCACCCCCTTTTTCATTTCGTGTCATTTAAGACACTCTTAATATACCACGGGTAAAATCGGCTGTCAACAAGAAAGTGTCTTAAAGTACACTTTTATAAAAAGAAAAATATTTTTATCTTTTTAACGATAATACGAGTAGCTTTTACGACACTTTTGTATTATAATGAAGTATAAAGATTTGGAGGTGAATTTATGAATGAGATAATAAAAATGAAGCGATTAGAAAAGAATATGTCATTAGAAGAAGTTGGCAAGTTAGTAGGCGTTGGAAAATCAACCGTAAGAAAAGGGAAAAGTATTCATTTTAAACAAACTTGATCTCGACATTATACCAAAAGAGAAATACTCTCCTGGCATCCTCTATCTCACTGATAAGGATAACGGCGAAAAAGTCGTAATCGGTTTTAGAGCGACAAAAGACGCTGGAATGATGTTGAAACAGTTCATTCCATCTTTCTAAAAGATCAGCCTCCGGGCTTTTCTTTTTAATCACAAAAGAACATACGTTCGCATCTTGCCGGTAGAAATTCGAAATACTTGTCTTTATATAGAAAAAATCTGCGAATATAACTCAAATATCGAACAAAGTCACAGCAAATACGAAAGGATGACTTTTATGGCCACTATCAAATCCTACACACTGAAAGACGGTACTGAGAAATGGGAATTCTTTGTATCAAAGGGCCGTAGCAAGGCTACCGGAATGCCCATTAGTATTCATAAGCGAGGGTTCGCCAATAAAACTGCAGCTGTAAATGCTGCGGCTATTGTCCAAGGTCAGCTAAAATCCGGCGAATATCTTGAAAAGAATCCGGAAAAACTACGGCTTGGTGACTTTATGGACTATTGGATTGAAAACTACAAGAATAAAGTCTCTGAGGGCACAAGGATCGTTCATCGTGATAATATTAGGATGTACATCAATCCTTATATCGCGAATTATAAGCTAGAAGAATATACTCGTGCTGAGCATCAAAAGCATATCAATATGTTGGCAACCAAAAAAGAACGGGAAGACGATTTGAAGTTTGCTTTGGAAAGTTACCGAAACGGGGATTGATAAACAAAAATAACCCCACCTCGGATTGAGATGGGGATTTGTTTATTTGATTTCGTCTGCCAATTTTTTGATATATTTGATTTGGTCACTATCCGTGTGAATCCAAGTGTCATAACCTGCTTTATTCATCAAGATTTTAACTTTTTCTAGTTCTCTCTCTGATTTAATGTGTGTATATTTGTTCCCAATTAACCAATAAACTTCTGCTGAGTTTTCGTTTCTAAACAATAACATAATATCTCCTACTTTCTTTTTTTGTATTGTTTGTTCTTCTGCTGTTGTTGTTTTTGATGTAATACTATTACACACGTCATTTCGAAATTGCTCTAGCGTGATGCCCCATTTAGCCAAGTATGGTAGTGGGTCTACGTGGTCACTAAAATTGTTAGGTTGATGATGCGTACAATAATTATGCGTTTTAATACCTGCCAAATCATTTGTATCTAGCGTGACCGGAATACCACCTTTGTTCGCCAAGTCCCTTAACAACTCGCAATAGATAGCATAATCACGCTCGAACTCTGCTCTTGTCTTGTGTGACTCGATAAGCTCTACTGCTGCAAAAGTTTCGGCATTCCAACCGCCACCAACATCATATGCGCCCATGTTGAGAGGAGCTGTCTGAATCGCTACACCATCGCCGACAACGTACTGAAAAAAGCCACTTTCCACTGGTCGTCTATCATGGTAATCCGCTTCGTTTTGAGCAGTTGAATTGGGATTTCCTGTGGAATGAGCGTGGACTTGTCTGTAAGGCTTCACGCCAACCTGTGGTAAACCTTGGCGAATTTGTTGCTTTACTGTGTATGCCATTATTTTTCCTCCCCATTTTGCTTATTGTAATTAATTGCACTTACTCCCGTTACAGCGCCTAGAAATACCGCTACGGCGTTAATTGTCAACACCGTAATATCTGTATACTCAAAGCCGTAAGCCTTTCCTAGCACGCCCACAAGTACGCTTAATGCTGGTAATACAGTAAGCACCACCCATTTAATGATTGTGTAAGTTTTGTCGTTTAGTTGCATGTTATTACCCTCTCTCTTTAAATAGTGTTCTAAGCTGTTGCTCATGCTCGATAATTTTTTCTTTTTGGCCATCTAATCGCTTGTCATGCTCTTTCAGCTCGATGTGAA